ACACTATTCTTGGCCTTCTATCATAATAAACTACGCTTCGAGTCTTTACCCCCTAACGGGGGATTTTTTATTTCTCCCGAACTTATCAATAGTCTGATATTATCTCTACTGTTTTGACCCAAAGATATTAAGATGATAGGATTCAGCGACAAATGTGCCATTTAGCCCAATCGAGATTGCAATTATAACGAATGTACTGTTTGCATTTGGAACAGCTATACACGCCCAGGACCAACGAAAATCAATATTTTGGGGAGTCGCACCGCTCTTCTTTGGTATCCTTGGTTTAGTATTCTACGCAATATCAGTCGCTTCAGATTGACGGACTCTCGGTATCAACTCTACAGGTTGGACCTGAGGGGTTAGTACCTGAGGGATAAGTATATCACTAAACGTTAACGCAGTGAGGGTCCACCACCTTATCGAGGTAGACCTTGCAGAGTGCAAACCATTGTAATTTAAGCTATAATAATATAAACTATAATAGCATAACACTACTACTGTCTGTCTCGGATTACCGAATTGTTTTATAAATGAGTTCGGTGATTTGATACAACGTATAGTAACGTCCATTGGAAAAGACTCCCCACAGTTCCTATCCTCCCTTCCGCGACCTAAGAGAGGTTCGGCACGCAACTGCCACCTATGGACAGTCGCTTCCGTTAGCGGGGCGTACTTACTCTAAAGAAAGAGTCCCGGCAACTTAAGTCTTACGTTATTGGTGCGGACCACGCCAATCGCTGAAGCGCACATCGTCGGCGGTGTAGTACACGTAGAGTCGAGGCAGGACGAAGAGCGTAATCAGGAACCAAATCCAAAGGGCAAGGAGCATAGGGAGGAGCGGAGCGACGACCCCGATAACGGCGAGG